AAAAGAGGAGTAGCTTCTGCTGTTAAAGATATTAGAGAGAGCATTGAGTTTGTAGAAAGCTTTGATAATGTTGTCTTATGTTTTGATAATGACAAGGCAGGTAGGGAAGGGGCAAGACAAGTTGCTCGTATTATAAAGCCCGGAAAAGCTAAGATAGTTAATCTTCCTAATGGATATAAAGATGCTAACGAAATGTTGGTTAAGAAAAAGTTTAAAGAGTTTACTACTGCATGGTGGGAAGCTAAGACTTATACACCATCAGGTATCTTAGAATTATCTAGTCAGAAAAATGATTGGATTCATCGTGAGGTAAAAGAAAGTATTGCATATCCTTGGGAAGGATTGAATAAGAAACTATATGGTCTGCGTAAGGGAGAACTTGTAACTCTTACAGGTGGAACAGGACTTGGAAAGTCTAGTGTGACTAGAGAACTTGAACATCATCTTATTAAAAACACAAGGGATAATGTAGGTATCGTAGCACTAGAAGAAAACTGGGTGAGGACTGCTGATGGTATAGTATCTATTGAAGCTAACGATAGATTATATCTTACTGAGAAAAGAAATAATTATTCGGAAGAAGAATTAAATAATTTATTTGATAAGGCTATTGAACAAGGCAGAGTATTTATTCATGCTCACTTAGGAGCTACAGATATAGATGAAATATTTTCTAAGTTAAGATATATTATAGTAGGATGTGAATGTGATTGGGTAGTTGTAGACCATTTACATATGCTAGTAAATGTTTTAAGTGAGGGAGATGAGAGGAGAGGAATTGATATGCTCATGAATAGATTGAGAAGTTTAGTAGAAGAAACAGGTGTCGGAATGATACTGGTATCTCATCTAAGAAGAGCAGCAGGAGAGAAAGGACATGAGAAAGGTATTGAAGTTTCACTCTCACATCTTAAAGGTTCTCAGGGAATAGCACAGTTGTCCGATTGTGTTATAGCTTTAGAGAGAAATCAACAAGCAGAAAATCCAGAGGAAGCAAACATAACTAAAGTAAGAGTATTAAAATCTAGATATACAGGAGATACAGGGATGGCATGTTCTTTGAAGTATGATGTAGAAACTGGAAGACTGCATGAATTAACAGAGGAGGAGACATTTTATAATGAAGATGATTTTTGATATAGAAACAGATGACTTAAATGCTACTAAGATATGGTGTATAGTAGCGAAAGAATTAGATGGTGAGATATATAAATTTGGACCAGATAAAATTCTAGATGGATTAGAGTTATTAAAAAGTGCTGATACTTTAATAGGTCATAACATAATAGGATTTGATTTACCTGTATTAAAAAGATTATATGACTTTGATTATGATGGAGATTTATTAGATACTTTAGTAATGTCTAGGTTATATAATCCAGTTAGAGAAAATGGACATAGCTTAAAGACTTGGGGATATAGAGTAGGGATGTATAAAAAAGAACAGCCCGAAGATTTTACAGAATACACACCTAGAATGTTAGACTATTGTGTTGGAGATGTATTATTAAATGAGAAAGTATTTACATATTTAGAGAATGAAGGGAGAGGATTTAATCCTGACTCTTTACAATTAGAACAAAGAGTTGCACAGATTATGTTAGAGCAGGAGAATACAGGATTTTATTTTGATACTAGGACAGCTATGGAATTACTTGCTGACTTAGAAGATAGGAAAGCACAAACAGAATTACTGGTTCAGTCTACATTTAAACCTAAATGGGTTGATGATAAATTAGTTACACCCTACATAAAGAAAGATGGAACATTATCTAAACGAGGACTTACTGATGAAGAGTATGAATCTATACAAAAATCAGACCATACTCAATCGTTTATGAGACAGAAGTTAGTTGAGTTTAATCTAGGTAGTCGTAAACAAATTGGTGAATACTTAATGGACTTTGGTTGGAAGCCTGTTAGATTCACACCGACAGGTCAGCCTATTGTAGATGAAGGCACACTTAAAAAGATTGAACACATTGAAGAAGCTAAACTAATAGCAGACTTCTTACTATTCCAAAAAAGGATAGCACAAATATCATCATGGATAGATGCCTTACAAAACGATAGAGTTCATGGTAGAGTTATACCTAATGGAACTATTACAGGTAGGATGACACACAGAAATCCTAACATGGCACAGGTTCCTAATGCAGGTAGCCCTTTTGGAAAGGAGTGTCGTTCTTGTTGGACTGTTCCAGAAGGATATAAATTAGTAGGTATAGATGCTAGTGGTTTAGAATTAAGAATGTTAGCACACTATATGAATGACGAAGATTATATTGAAGAGGTTATTCATGGGGATATACATACTACTAATCAAAACTTAGCAGGTCTTAAAACTAGGGACCAAGCCAAGACTTTTATATACGCTTTAGTATATGGGGCAGGAGATGCTAAGATAGGAAGCGTAGCAGGTGGTGGAATTAAGAAAGGTAAAATGTTAAAGCAAACTTTCTTCACCAACCTGCCTGCTCTTAAAACTCTAAGAGATAGAGTTCAGCAAGCTTCTAATAGAGGATTCTTAAAAGGATTAGATGGAAGAAAGATATATGTAAGAAGTCAACATGCTGCACTTAATACCTTATTACAAGGTGGTGGTGCGATAGTGATGAAAAAGGCTATGTGCCTACTACAAGATATGTTAGAATTAAATGCGATAGATGCTAAGTTTGTAGCTAATATTCATGATGAATGGCAGATACAAGTTAAGGAATCGCAAGCAGATTTTGTTGGTGAATCAGGGTGTAATGCAATTAAAAATGCAGGTGAGTATTTTAATATGCGTTGCGAATTAAAAGGTGAATATAAAATTGGAGGTGATTGGAGTGAAACCCACTAAAGAAGATAGAAAGAAGTTCGATATTGATTTGGAATATGGAACTATAAAAGAAGATAAGATAGCAAACATGCTTACTAATAAAAAGATTGAAGTTAAATCTGAAAGAGGTATGTGGATGAAGACAGGTAACATATGTATTGAATATGAATCATATGGTAAACCTTCTGGAATTACCACTACCGAAGCAGACTATTGGTTTCATAATCTTTGTATTGATGACCACATATTTTGCACATTAGTATTTGAAGTTCCTAAACTTAGACAGCTAATAGAAAAGTTAGACTTTAAAAAATCAGTAAGTGGTGGTGACCATAATGCAAGTAGAATGTGGTTAGTTAGTATACAAAAACTATTTACAACAGATGTATTTAAAACCTTTAAGGAGTTAGATAATGACCAAGAAGATTGACAAACCTAAATCAGATAACTATAATAAGTTTAAGTCCGAGTCAGGACATTGGTATGCTCAGGATGGAGAGCCGATGTATACTCTTATTGGTGCTAATGGTAAAGAAAGAAACACTACTTTAAGAGATGCTAAAAATTTAGGGTTAGTTCCTTCTGTTACTACTATAATGGGCATGATAGCAAAGCCTGCTTTAGAAAACTGGAAGATGAACCAGCTTATAAATTCAGTATTAACTTTAGAAAAGAAAGATTCTGAATCAGACAAAGCTTATACTTATAGATGTATGGAAGATTCTAAGAAGGTAGGTATCAAAGCTTCGGAAGAAGGAACTAGAATACATGCTTTAATTGAGAAAGGTTTCTTAGGTAAAAGTAAAACCAAACCATACAAGGTAATTAAGAAATGGCTTGATGAGAATTTTCCTGATGAAGAATGGATAGCAGAGGATTCTTTTTGTGCTGACTTAGGTTATGGTGGTAAGATAGATTTATATTCTAAGTCTGGTATCTTTGTAGATTTTAAAACTAAAGATAACTTAGAAGGTAAAGACCCTGCTAAATTAGTATATGATGAACATGGCATGCAGTTGTCTGCTTATGCACAGGGCTGTGGTTTTGTAAACTTACCTAAAAGAGTTTCTATCTTTGTTGATAGAGCAGATACAAGTTTAATTGCTTGTCATATATGGGATGAGTCTACACATCACAAACATTTACAGATGTTTAATAGTATATTAACATACTGGAAATTTTCTAAGAACTATTTTCCAGAGGACTATGATGGCTAGACAACCAAGAAAACCTAGACCAAAGAAAGTTAATGTCCCTAAAGGATATGATAGTAGATGGGAATATGAGATTCATAAATCAGTTCTTAAAGGATGGAAGCATCATGATTCAACTATAGATTATACAGTATCACATACATATAGGACTGACTTTGTTAAGACTATTGATGGTAAAATAATATTACTAGAAGCTAAGGGTAGGTTCTGGGATTATGCTGAGTATAGTAAATACATTTGGATAAGAGAAGCTTTCAATGAATTAGTAGAAGCTTATGAGTTAGTGTTTTTATTTCAAAAACCATATGCCCCTATGCCACAAGCTAAGAAAAGAAAAGATGGAACTAAAAGAACCCATGCTGAATGGGCAGAAGCTAATAACTTTAGATGGTATAGTGAAGAAACTTTACCAGATGAGTGGAAGTAATGAAAGTATTATCTATTAATAATATAGAGGGAGATATAATAAAAGATACCTCTACTTATTTAGTTAAAGATAATAAGGTATTGAAAAATTTAGTAGTTAGTAGCACATTTTTAAGAGCTAATAAATCTACAAATGGACATAGACACATTGGACAAGAAGAAGTTTATTTCTTTATTAAAGGTCATGGAGAAATGGAAGTAGATTATGAAAGATTTAAAATAAAAGAAGGTGATTTAATCTTAATTGAAGATGGAGAGTTCCATCAAGTATTTAATACTGGACACTTAGGATTATATTTTATATGTATATTTAATGGAGAGAGGTATAAGGAGGAAGAATGAAATCGAATATGATTTTTGAAAATGCGTTAAGTAATTATGATTGTGATTATATTAATTCAGAAGCAGAAAAAATACTAAACATAAATGAGGCTATCGTTGGTGAAACTACCGATGTAAGTGATGGTCTTATTAAAGATAGTATAAGAAAAAGTAAAACAGGATTCATAGAATCTTGGAATAATGAACACTTAGAATTATGGAACTATGTTTCATCAAGGTTGTGGAATTATATTAATTCAGCCAATAGAATAAACTTTGCATTTGATGTGAGTTATTTAGATAGTGT